GAGGTCGGTGCCGGCGATCGTCGTGTTCTCGGCCTTCTCCGACTCGGCGGTGCCGTAGGTCGCAGTGCGGGGCCAGGTGAGCGGCTCGCCGGAGGTCGTCACGAGGGACGTGACCCGGTCCAGGATGGGGTTGGCGTCGACCATGTGCTGGATGAGGGAGATCCAGCGGGTCGGGATGGTCGTGCCGCCGGCGGTGGCGGTGCCCGATGCGAGGGCACGGGCCTCGATGTCGCCGTGGCGCCAGTCGCGCAGCGACGCCCCACGGGTGGGGTCGACACTGAACGGCTCGCCGTTGCGGAGCATCTGCTGGAACTGGGACCGGAACTGGTCGCGTGCCCCGGCGGAGTCCTTCTCGGTGATGCCGAACTCGCGGACGATCTTGTCGTGCGCGGCGGCACGCTGGGCTGCGCTGTGGAGCGCGTCGCGTCGCTCGGCGGCGCTGTCCTCGGCCTGGCCGAGGGCGTCGTAGGACTTGCGCTCTTCGGCGGTCATGCCGAGGCTGTCGACACCGTCGCGCTTGTCCGCGAGGTTGCGCTCGGCGGTGTCGAGCAGGGCCTTCCGCTGCTCGTGGATGCGGCCGATCTCGGTGTTGAGGCGGCGGATCTCGTCGTCGTACATGGTGCCTCCTTTCAAGGGGGCTGTGTTGGGGTGGGGATGGTGGTGCTGGTCGCTGACAGGTGGTCAGCGTCCTGCTGTCCGGATCCGGCGACGCTCGGCGTCGATCCGGGCCCGGATGAGCTCAGGCGTCAGACCGGCCGGTTTCTCCGGCGTGCCATCCCTGAGGTTGCGGGCGACGAGCTCGTGGAGGCGGCCGGCGGCGGCGGCCTCGGCGAGCTCGTCTGCGTGTCGTCCGACCCTGGCGGACAGGCTGCGCATGGCGGCCGCTGCGCCAGGGTCGTGCGTTGCGAGGTAGGCCGGGTAGGAGACCGGGCCGACGTCATAGAGGCGGGCGACGGCGGTGATCGTCCGGAGGGGGAATCCGTCCTGGGTCAGCGTCCACTCGTCGCCGTCGGGGGCGGTGCGGAACGAGAACGACGAGCCGGTGATGTCGCCACGGGCGACGAGCACGGCAAGGTCCCGCGCAACGGTTGTGTCGGGGAGCTCGACGGTGTAGCGCAGGCCGTCGCTGTCTTCCTTGGCGAGGCTGAGCGTCCTGGAGAGAGTCCGTCCGAGGACGAGCGACTCGTCGTGGTTGAGCAGCGCGTACGTGTCGTGCCCGTCGCCGAGGACACGGTCGAACGCGGTCGGGTGGATCTGCTCGACGAACCCGCCCAGGTTCTGCGAGTAGCGGCCGAACACTGCGGCGAGGCCCGACAGGGTCGGCGCGGCGCCGTCCATGGAGCGGATCTCGGAGCCGTGGCGGCGTGTCTCGAAGCGGCGCTCAGTGCTCATGGCGTGCACCTCCTTGGGTGGGCGTGGTCTGTGGTCGGAGCGTGTCACCGTTGGGGAGCGGTGGCATGTCCTCCAGCTTGCGGACCTCGTTCGGCGTCTTGAATCCGGCGCCGAGCGCGATCTGGTGGGCCTGGTAGCGGTCGAGGAGACTGCTGCGGAAGATGGCGTCGGGCACGAACTGGCACCATTGGCCGCGGGGCAGCATCACGTTCGAGATGAGCTGCTCGAGACGGACGATGGAGGGCCGCAACGTGAACGTGTGGAAGCGCAGAGCGGCTCCCTCGACCGTGTTGTAGGTCAGGCCGCTGCCCTCGGACCCGCCGATCAGTGACGCTGGGACACCCCAGATGCGGGCAGATTGGTCGACGACCCACTTCTCGGTGTCGATCCAGGCCGACTCGGCCGGGTTCGCCTGGAACTTGTCGAGCTTGAGGCCGCCTGACAGCAGGATGGGCCGCCGGCGGCGCCCGATGCGCTCGACGAACCCGTCGACTGCCTGGTCGGCCTGCTGGCCGGTGAGCTGCTTGTCGATCGACAGGACTGCGGTCGGGTGTGCACCATCCTCGAACCACCTCGCCCCGAACTCCTCGGCGGCGCCGGCCAACCGGAAGAACCGCGTGAACGTTTCGACCGGAGACAAGGCGGCGTCTGCCCCTGCCAACAGGAAGCCCTGGACGGTGCCGAGGTCGACCATCGGCCATGGGCGGCCGTGCTCGTTGACGAGCTGGAGCTCTCCGGCGCGACGAGGGCGCACGTGGCTAGGTGGCAGCCACATCGCCTGCGTCGCGGCACCGTTGCGGTCGCGTTCGGTGACGAGCAGGTGGGCACGGTTGGCCAGCGCGAGCGACGACAGGCCGCGGAACAGCCACGACGCGCGCAGCTCTCGTTCTGTCGGGAAGTCGTACCAAGTCGGCGGGTCGATCTGCTCGTCGATGCCGGCCCGGACCCGGTAGAAGCGCAACGGCAGGGTCGAGACCGTGTCGCAGATGAGGCGGACGCACGCATAGCCGGCGACGGTGGCCATGGCCCGCATCTGGGGTGATCCGATGAGCGACGTCGGGTCGCTCGACGACCAGCGCGGCAGACCGGGGATGTCGGTGATGGCGCGCCGGTCAGGCACCAGGCTTGCGAGCATCGGCCCCCCTCTCGAGTGCGACGCCGGCGGTGACTCCGAGGACCCCGGCGGTGAGGATCCCGACGCCGAGCCCGGCGATGAGCCCGGCCCCGACGGCGATGGCGGCCAGGCCGACGAGTTGGACGGTGACGGCCACGGCGGCTGTCGAGAGGACACGGGCGATCATCAGTGCACGAACCTTTCGTTCGGGTCCGGGGCGCCCGGGCGGGGGACGGCCGCTGCGAGAGCGGCGGCGACGATCGGCGCAGAGACGGGCGACCGGCCGAACTCCCACAGCTCTCCCATGGCTCCCTCGCGGACTGCTGCTGCGGCCGCTGCGGTGAGCAGGTCGGAGTCGAGCACCCCGACGCGACGGTCCTTGACGAGCGCTGCGAGCCGCATGCAGGCCTGCATCGACTCGCGCCGTCCGAGGCGGTGCACGACGACGTCGTCTCGTTTGGCCTCGAGGTCGAGGAGGTCTTGCAGGACGGTCCCTGCGGTCGTGGAGGGGTCGATCGCGACGGTGACGGCGACGCCTCGGTCAGCGACTCGGGTGATCTCCGCGACTGCCTTGTCGAGGCCGACGCCGGTTGCGACGTGGTCGAGGACCGGGCCGCCGTCGTGGTCTTGGCGTGCGGTGAGTGACCAGTTCCGCTCGACGATGCACAGACCGACGGACAGTGCTGTGGGCCGGGGGAGCGTCGGGACGGCGCAGGCCACCCAGTCGTCCTTGCTGATGATCTGCCAGCCGGCGCCTTCGGTGTCTGCCGGCTGTCGGACCCACATGTTGCACACCGTCCTGCAGAACTGCTCCACGCCTTCCTGGGTGCGGCGAGCGACTGCCCACTCGTCGCGCAGGGTGGCCAGGGTGATCGTGTGTCCGAGCGCCGGGTTCGCCTGTGCCCACGTGTCAGGGTTGCCGACGTAGGCCAGGACGTCGCCCCAGTCTTCGATGCCGAGCTCGGCCGGGGAAGGCGCCGACCATTCGAAATAGGCGACGGGGCCGGTGGTCCCGGTCTGGACCTGGAGCCGCCCTGCCTTGACTTTCGTCCACAGGTACCGGCTGCGGTCGTCGCCGGCCGTGGAGGTGAAAAGGAACTGCGGGGACCGGCGGGTGCGCATGGTGGGGCGGAGCGACTGCTCGAGCCGGTCGTCCTCGTGGGCGAAGATCTCGTCGCCGACGGCCATGTCGAGCGTCGATCCGTGCCCGGCCTTGCGGGTGGGGGCCTTGATGCCCCACATCGACCGTGTTCGTCGCCATGTCATCGACTCGGACCCGTTGGCTAGGCGCACGTCGACGTGCGCGGCCAGCGGCGACGCAGCGACGAGCTCCACGAAGTCGGTGACGAACTTCTCGCGTGCCGACACGCCGTCCTGCGCCGTGTAGATCGCCCGTTGCCGGCCGCCGAAGCGGTGCATGCGCCACGCCACCCACGGCAGGATCAGCGTCGTCTTGCCGTTCTGCCGGCCGACGGTGACGTCAACTTCTCGATGCGGGAAGTTGTTCTGCTGGTCGAGCTCGAGCGCCACGTCGAGGACCAGGCGCTGCCACGGCATCAGCGTCAGGCCGAGCTCGCGTTGCGCGTACTGCGCGACCTTTGGGCCGAGCGTCTCCCGCGACAGGTTGCGGGGCGTCGCGAACCTCGGGGGGCATGTCTCCGGAGTCCGGGTCATCGACGGCAACTCGCATGGCCCAGAGTTCAGCGGTGGCTGCGGTGAGCTGCTTGTGCAGCGCAGCGACTTTCGCTGGGTCGTCCGGGCAGTCGCCGGCCCAGGTGGCGTCGAGCCGACGGGCGAGCACCCCGGCAGCGCCGGCGCGCAGCTCGAACAGTGCCGAGTCGGTCGGGTCGAGCTGTGCCCTGACGGCATCCACGACCACCACCAGGCGATCCGCGACGCTCCGAGGCGTGTTCTCGCGCCAGGTCACGCGTTTCGCCGCCAACTGCGCCACCTCCTCGGCCGGCTCGGCCGGCCCATGCGACCCCCGGGGAGAGAGACTCCCGAG